GGGCAAACTTCTTCTTCATCATCTTCCTTTTCGTCAGATTCTTTAGCTTCAAATTCTGCTCCTTCTGTAGCGTCTTCAACAGTTTCTACCACTTCAGTTTCTTCAACTTCAATCTCAGGTTCAGTAATTTCTTCTTCGATTACTTCTTCAACAGTTTCTTCAACAACTGGTTCAGTTGTTTCTTCAACTGCTTCTTCAGTAACTGTTTCAACTACTTCTTCTTCAACTGGGCTAGTAGTAACTTCTGGTTCTACAATTTCAGCAATATTATCCATAATGTTTTTACCTCCTTCATTATTTTTTTGTGTTTCTTCAATATAAGCTGCATATGCACTTACCATACTACTAAATGCAGTAATAAATTGTGCATCTTCAAAACAAGGCTCTACATCATCACCAAGTACTGTAATACCAGCAAACTCAGCGTATGTAATTCTATAATATGTATTAGCCCCTCTTCTCTCAAATGTACCTTTCATTGTATTTGGATTTAACTCCATAGATAAATGTTTTTCATTTGCAAGAATTCCTTGAGCTTCTTCAAAACGTCCGTCCCAAATAACAACATCTACTTCAAGATATTCTCTGGCACCTTCTTCTTGAATTACCCATCTAGGATGTGGATCTAACGGAATAAAACCGAAAGCACTTGGATTATCCTCATGTCCTTCAAAGTCTCCTGTTTCATAATTAAAAGTTCCAATTACAGGTGTTCCTGGAATTGTAGATGCTAATTGCTCAGCAACTTCACCTTCAATTATAGAACGGTTACGATTTATTCCTTTATAGAATATACGAGCTCGTCCCATTGAGAAAACACTATTGATTCGACTAGGAGTACCTAATAAATCAACTGAAAAGGTTGCATACTTATGTAATTCATTCATTGTAGCTCCCTCCTATAAACTCGCTTCTTTCGTTATAGTGGAATCCTTCTTCTTATCATCGTCCAATTCTGGGCGCCCATTCTTCTTCTCACTGGCTCTTTGTGCTTCAATATCACCAGTTCTTGTTTGACCATTTAACCTAGGGTCGGTCTTAGGACTCATGGTATGCGAACTTTGTAGGGGTATAAGTTTGCTATCCAAATCAAGAATGTCATTTTCAAAAGCAGTAAGAGATTCAATATAACGTTGTTTAACTCCCAAAGCAACTTGTGGCACAATTTTAGAAAATCCATATTGTGCTCCTTCAAGATAACTTTTCATCATTTCCTCTCTATTTTTATAGGAGATATCTAAATAAGAAAATACAAATTTGCTATTTTTTATAATTTTTTTCTTACAAACTGTATTCAAATAGAAGTTAAACCAAACGGCTATTTGCTCACGTAATTTATACATATACATTATATCTCTCTTTTGAGATTCGTCTAATGTTCCTGCAGTTGTAGAATTAAATAATTCTGCAGATACGCCAGCATCTCTATAGAATTGGTCATAATAAGTTTCTAAGAACTCATAGTTTTTAGTTGCGTCACCAGTCTCTCCTAAAGATAACACATCTATTTCTTTAGCCAATGTAGTAATAGCATCAACATTATTTTTCTTAGCAGCTACTGCTTTTAAGTTCTTATGAAACTCAGCAGCCAACTCTAAATCAATTTCTGGATTACCCTCTTTGTCAATATCAATTAATTGGACTAATAATTTAGTTAAATTAGTAGCAACATAATCGTCTTTAAGAGGTTCCAACATTTGGATACGCGCGATTTCTTTTATTAAGAATGCAAAAGGAGGTCTTCCATCACTCGTAGTAAAAGCGATACCATTTTCAACTGGTACGATAAACCATTGGTTAACAGATTTACCACTCTTGTATTCTTTATAGGCAGCGCGAATAGCCTTAGGATATTGTTTTAGTACTTCGTCTATTGTAAGTAAATTTCCTTTTGTCATTTCTGCCATTGCAGCGTCAATGAAAGTTAGATCTACTGCAAATATATTGATTGCAGGAGTTCCAGCTGTTCCAATTATTTTACAATAATCAGTAGGAAGTTTAATTGTCTTATAATAACAAGAAGCGCCTTTCTTATATTCTTCATTATAATAAAAAGTTTGACCTTCTATTAATAAATCTAATAAAGCTTTATTAGTGAATGATTCTACTTCGATATCCTCATCAAGACTTCTTAAAGCTGCGTTATAATCTTTCATTAATTTTTTCTTATTAGGTTTCTTATCATCAAAGATAGGACTTATAATATAAAAATTAAAAAAGATATAAGCGAAGTATTCTAATAGTCTTCTATATAGAGGATGAGCGAAATAAACTCTTGAAAATTTTCTCCAAAGAAGAACATCGTGCATAGGAGCCTTAATAACATCTATTGGTTTAATAGGAGCTATCGGTCTACGCCCTTTTGTTAATAAATGTCCTTGAGGTATCTCAATTGTTCCATTATTAACTGTTGTTCCCATAGCCTGGATGGATTTTCTAAAGTCAGCTAATTGCTCCTTAGAATAAAACATTAATTTTTTATCCATATGCTTTACTCACCTCCTAATTTAAAAAGTTGAATTGAGCTTTACTCCAATCTCTACGACTATTCTTACGTTCCTTCTCTTCTTCAAGGGATATATAATATAATCCGTAAACAAAAGCAGAAACTAAGTCTTTTCGTATATGGCTATTAATACGAGAAAGCACAATAGTAGAATTAGTATCTAAACCAGCCTTCATATTTGCAAGCTGATCTTGTAATTTAGTGGTTTGCACATATGGAATTAAACGAGTTGCTTGTTTTAATGGCGATAATTTCGTCCATCCACGATATTTACTAAAGTATCTACGTGCTTGTCGCTCATTTAATAGTAACGAAATTCGTCTTAAACTTAAAATTATATGAGCATTTGTGTAAATTTCGCTATTTAATGAACGATTTGCTTCAATTCCGAACAATTTTCGCACATTTCCACGTTTTTCTGTGTTAGAATACTTAGTTTTATTTAAAAAACCGTATGGTTGATATCAAATACCATCAACCTCTTGCTCATCAATCATATAATCGGCCAATCCAGCACCGTTACCATTAATATCCATTACTATCGCTTTAAAATTATAATCTATATCTAACTGCTTTATTAATGCAGCCTGATCTCTAAAGTGAGTTCCGTTCAATATCTTAAAATTAACTAAATGTATCTTCCATCGCTCACCAACTGTATAAACCTTAAATATTTCCGCAACAGTCTGGTCACCCTCAAATCTCGCAACATCGACAGCACATACATAAAATCCTTCAAAATTATGCGCAGCCTTAAACTCTGGACGCACAAGAGTTCGACATTTCTCTATTTGAGTGAATGAATAATAACTATCTTCACTACCACCAGTTCAATAACTACAATATTCACGCAAGAATGATTCAAGTTTATATGAAGAATTTTTCATTTTATCTTTTACTTTTTCTGGCGCTAACAAACCATGCATTACAGGAATACGATAATCTCCGCCAAAGCAAAATGCCTTACCTGGTTCCAAAGCCATTTCAACTAAACATTCAAGGTTTTTATCATGAGCATAAGTACCTTTATATCCAGCAGTCGTAATCATAATTTGTTGCGCATGTGGTTCTGTTGGATTTAATATACCTGCCGCAGTTCTTCTATCAACATTCAATAATGGGATAACTACTTCATTTACATTATCTCCGTCCATAAAAGCAAACTCTTCTAATGTTCCGAAATGTCTTCTTCCTCCACGACCGGCATTACTTGGATTAACGATATCCATTTGACTACCATTCTTAAACTTAATCTCGGCGTAGTCACTTCCGACATTACCGTATTTTCTTTTTGCCTTATCTACATCGCTTATCGCTAATTCATTAACAAAAAATGGAAAAAGACGAAATACTTCATTCATTTTCTCTTCTACTATCATCGCTGCTTGTTTCTTAGTATCCGCACAAACGAATCCTTTTGCCCCAGGTTGTACAATTCCTTTAATCGTGTTTAAAATAAAATCCAAAAATGATTTTGAATAAGCACGAGGGAATGTTCCACAAATTTGTTGGTAACGCATTCCGACGCGCAAAAATATTCGTTGGTAAAAGAAAAGTTTAAAGTAAGATCCTTTTGGTGTTATTAAATCTATTAGATAATCAGGATATAAAGTGAATATTGTTACCATGTTCTCAAACATATCTCGTTTAGCCTCAACATATTGAGGGGTCACAACTACACGATCCATATCATTACGTTCCAATACAGTGGCGTAATAATGGTCCAATACTTGATCTATAGAATTATTTGTATTCATTCTCCACCTCTTTGAACATTTCCTCTATTTCTTCTTCGTTCAACGGGTCGGTTATGTCTACTTCAGTTTCTTGGGTATCGTATAATTGCTCAATATCTTCATCATCCATCTGAGTTCCACTCTCTTCGGCTATCTTTGCCGATTGATACATCTCATTAACAGTTTCGTTACTGTCGGTAAATAAACGGCGCACATATTGTTCCATGTTAGTTATCGTCTTATCAACAATATCTCTACTTTCGCTCACGCGGTAATTCAATAAGAAACCGCTTTTCTCTAAGTAAGCAACAAGCTCGCTTAAACTCTCTATCGTATTCTCATCAGTGGATGTTTGCGTACTTATACCTAACTCTTTCATCAAAGTGTTATAACTTTGAAGAACAGTTGTGGCTTCCTTATTATCTCCATTAGCGATACAGTGATCGGCTATAGCACTTAATTTCGCAAGTTTGCGCACCATATCTCTACGAGCCTCGTCTTTAAATGGATAATGGCTCAATGTATGACGCTCATATTCTTCCATACGCATGTATTCGTCTAAAGTGAAACCATCAATATGTCCTCACTTTTTGCGAAGATAAATTAATAAATCTGCGTGCATAGCAGTTAGTTCATCGTTTAATGTGCCGTACTCTCTACATTTCTCTCACATTTTATTTTGTATTGACCAATCACATTCGGCGTATTGTCCGGAGCGCATCTCTTGAACGTAATCTATAAGAAGTGGTCCTAATTTTTCGTACTTGTCTTCCATCTCAATTCAACGATTTGGATCGAAGCTTATATCTAAATATTGACACAATTTGTCTATTGTGTGCAAATCTTTTGGATCAATTGTTTGTGCCACACAACTTATACATATTGGCGCCGTACCATTTTTAGATGAGAACAATGCCGCATTGCCACAAGGCAAAAAATACTCATCGTCGTATGACTTATCACACATTACACATTTTTTCATTACCCTTTCCCCCCTTTCTTAGCGCACACTTTACATAAATCACGCCAAGTGCCATCAATACGTTGTCCAAAGTTTAATTCATGGGCGTACAATTGACGTCCACATTGCGGACACACTTTTCAGCGCATCATGTTACACAATGATCCATCTGGTTGATGCGTAT